GTGCTGACAGACGCGAAGGCCAAGGCCGCGAAAGCCAGGGAGAGCGCCTATAAGCTGGGCGACTCTGGCCAGCTCTATCTCCACGTCACGACGGCCGGCGGCAAACACTGGCGGATGAACTATACCTACGGCGTCAACGCCGCCGGAAAGCCGGCGCAGAAGACGCTGACGTTCGGCTCATACCCTGCGGTCACCCTGGTCGAGGCGCGCGCGAAACGCGACGAGGCCAAGCGGCTGCTGACGGAAGGGCGCGACCCCGCGATCGAGAAGAGGGTCGCCGTCAGGGCCCGCGCCCAGACCGATGCCAACACGTTCGAGGTGGTCGCCCGGCGCTGGTACGACCTGCGCAAGCCAGGCTGGTCCAAGGTCCATGCCGCCGACGTGATGGACAGCATGGAGCGCGACCTGTTCCCGGCCATCGGCGACCTGCCGATCACCGCCATCAAGGCCCCGCGCCTGCTGGAGGTCCTGCAGGTGGTGGAGCGGCGCGGCGCGATCGAGACGGCGCAGCGGCTGCGCCAGCGCGCCAGTGCCATATTCGTCTATGGTATCGCGGCCGGCATCTGCGAGGCCGACCCGGCGGCGAGCCTGGGCAAGGCGCTGCGCGACAAGCCGCGATCGAAGAAACAGCCATCGATCATCGACCGCGTCGACAGTCAGGAAGAGCGGCTCGCGGTTATCCGCAAGCTGCTGGCGGACTGCGACGCGGAGCGGTGCCGCGCTGGGACCAAGCTGGCGCTGCGCTTCCTCGCGCTGACCGCCGTTCGCCCGGGCGAAATCCGGTTCGCCGCCTGGGGCGAGTTCGAGGGCATCGACTGGTCGAAGCCGGAGAAGGCCGCCCCGGCGGCGCTCTGGCGCATCCCGGCGGCGCGCATGAAGGGCGACGAGGATCGCAAGGCGGAGGAGGGTGGCGACCATCTGGTGCCGCTCGCGCCCCAGACGGTGGAGGTGCTGCGCACGGTGCGGCTGCTGTCCGGCGGCCTGCCGTACCTGTTCCCGAGCGAGCGCCACACGCATAAGCCGATTAGCGAGAACACGCTGCGCGCGCTGCTGATCCGGGCGGGCTATTACCAGCGCCACGTCCCGCACGGGTTCCGCGCCGCCTTCTCCACCTACATGAACGAGCGCGCGGACCGGCTGTGGCGCGAGGCTGGGCACAAGGACGCCTCGCCCGATCGCGCGATCATCGACCTCATGCTGGCGCACGTACCCGAGAACAAGGTCGAGGGGGCATACAATCGGGCTGCATATATGCCCCGGCGGCGTGAACTGGCGTGCGAGTGGGCCGACCTCATAAGTGAGGGGCTGGAGGCTCCGGCGGAGCAGCTCGGGAAGCCAATCCGCTATGCCGCAACCGGACCAGGGCGAGAGTGATCATTCATCAGATGGCTTTTTATGAACGACAATCCTAATATAATCTTGGGCATTATTCACCATCTTGTCAATGTTGTTAAGCTTTTTCATAGTAGCTTCAGGGATGTAAGGGGTGGCTGGTATCCCAGATACTATACTCCATCGCCCTCTAGACTCTGACTTTATTATACCCTTTTCTTTCATTCGGTGAAGGTGTGATCTGAAAGTATCAGGGGAGGTGATGCCTGCCGCTTTTGCTGCAAGCCATAAGGAGCCAGAAGTTACTTCCGTCGGGTGGGCGCGCCTGAGCCTCTCAAGGATAGCCCATTCAGCGCGCACCCTTCCGATGCTCGAAACCCTAGCAATGGGCTCGGCAGCATTTTCCAGCCTTCGTAGCTCATTGAGCTGCTTGCTGAGAGCCTCGATCTCGCGATCGAGCAAGCGCCGTTCTCGGTTTTTTTTCCGAAGAGCAGCCTCAAGGCGCAGCTTGGTGGATAGCGTTATCTCGTCTGCCACAACGTTGCATATCGCAACAGCGATAAAAAATTGCAACGAGTTGCAACGTCGAATTGCGAGAGCGCTGCTTGACAAATCACCACCTTTGCAATTATGCGCGGGGGCGCATAATTTAGGGTCACAGCTATTGCCATGTGGGCTGGAACCTACAAATGAGGCGTTAGCCCGGGACGCGTACAGCGTGCGATGGGCTACAGGGAAAGGTACCATGTTTTTCGACAGGAGTGCTCTGCGCAGCATGTGGCGTATGCTCCGGCGCGGCGAAATGGAGATTGAGCTAAAAATCCACCTTGCTTTCGATGACGAGGCGAGTGTCTGGTACGTGGCGCAATCTGACATTCCCGGCTTGCGTCTGGAAGCAGACGATCCGGCTGATCTTGTCCGGCGCATTGAGGAATGCGCGCCAGAAATGCTGGCTCTGAATAGGAGTGAGATTTTGCGGGCTCATCGCAATCGCTTGGAAGAAAAGAGTGTGAAGCTCGTTTTTGACAGCCCGGTTCGCTTAGGCGGCGCTCTGCCAGCCTGTTAATGGTTGGCTATACCAAGGAGGTCAGAAGGCTTCTTGCTGAAGCCGGCTGCCACTACGAGCGAGAAGGGAAGGGCGACCATGAAATATGGTACTGCCCTTCCGTCAAACGCCACGTCACCGTAGATGGTAATATTAAATCTCGACACACTGCAAATGGCACACTTACCGACGCGGGGCTGAAGAAGAAATTCTGAGTTTGCCCGTGCGGACAGACATGTGCCTTATAGTTGCTTCCTTCAGCCGATTAGCTATTTTCGTCTAGCTGCATTGCTGAGCGATGCCTTCGGAAGGTTGCTGGTTAAGCCGCCTTGGCCCTGATCGCATCCACCCAACACCGCACCCCGGCCTCACTCCAGCGCGAGGCGAACCCGCCCGGCTTGTACGGGGCAGGGAATAACCCCTGTCGGATGAGCTGGTAGGTGCGGCTGCGCATGAGGCCGGCGATCTGCTCGACGCGCGCGATCGGGATGAGCCGGTCGTCGACGGAAGCGTCCCCAGGGTGGCGAGGTGCTGCGCACGGTGCGGCTGCTGTCCGGCGGCCTGCCGTGCCTTTTCCCGAGCGAGCGCCACACGCATAAGCCGATCAGCGAAAACACGCTGCGTGCGCTGCTGATCCGAGCCGGTGATTACCAGCGCCATGTTCCACATGGTTTCCGCGCGGCCTTCTCGATCTGCATGAACGAGCGCGCCGACCGGCTATGGCGCGAGGCGGGGCACAAGGATGCGTCACCCGACCGAGCGATCATCGACCTCATGCTGGCGCATATCCCCGAGAACAAGGTCGAGGGTGCGTACAACCGGGCGGCCTATATGCCCCGGCGGCGCGAGCTAGCGTGTGAGTGGGCCGACCTGATTAGCGAGGGGCTAGGGGCTCCGGCAGAGCAGCTCGGGAAGCCGATCCGCGATGCAGCAACGGGACCGAGGCGAGAGTAACCAACGCTTGTCACGAAACGCGCTCAGCGGGAGCCTGACCACGGTGACGAGGCAGGCGCGGTATAAGCATGAGAGGCGTCGCTCTATTGCCCATGCTTAGGGCCAGAAACTTCAGGTTTCCGACGAAAGAGGCATATTCGCGTTCACAAATAATTACTGTAAGCAAACATTACTATCGGTGTTGCAATATTGCCACATTGAAATCTGCAAGCCATCAGCATGTACGAAATGCGCTCGACTTCTGATTTGTGGTTATCAATAATCGCTATCGACATGATTTGGGCCGGAGCTGTGGCGGCTCCGGCCCGGATCATCCGCTAAACGAATGCAATCGTCGGCGGAACGGCTGTGGTAAGCGATAGGAGAGTACTCTCTTCGCATGACGGGTCAAGGCGATTGCCAACTGAAGGCAATTAGATGGCAAATTATATCGTTTCGTATGACCTAAACGGCTCCACTCCCACCCATAAGGAGATGGATGCGTATATCTCGGCCAATGTGAAGTGGACCCGAGGTCGCATTCTGGAAACCGTCTGGTACATTGGAACTAGCGACTCAAAGTCTGTCGTTTTCGATTACTTTAATAAAATACTCAGCAAGAACGATCGCTTGCTTGTTGTAAGCTGTAGCGATGCTTCTTGGCGCAATCTGATTGTCAATGATGAAAGCTTCCGAAGCGAGTGGAACGCTAATTGGTAGAAGGCTGCCTTTAGCTGCTATAGCAAGGGCATCCTTTTATCTTCGCTTATGGCATGCTGTAAGAGGCATTTGTAGGAAAGCATTGTGCATTCAGCCGCATGGCGCCTGAATGCACAATGCCCATCCTTGATCAGCAATCAACTGGCACGTTATTTTTGACGATCAGTCATACGCCTCTAATCAAATGCGGAACGTCGTCATGCTGCCTTCGCCTTGAGAGAATCGACCCAGCCGCGAACCCCAGCCTCGCTCCAGCGCGAGGCAAACCCGCCCGGCTTGTACGGGGCAGGGAACGACCCCTGTCGGATGAGCTGATAGATGCGGCTGCGCATGATGCCGGCAATCTGCTCGACGCGCGCGATCGGGATGAGCCGGTCGTCGGCGGCGGTGGCCGGCGGCAGCGCCGCCAGGGCGGCGAGGTGCTGTTCGCGGGCGGTCATGCTTGGGGTTCCTTCTGCTCGAAATCAGCCTGCGCCAATTCGATGGCGCGCTCGATGATGCTGCGGTGAGCCTCTCGAAAGGCTCGGGTGAGGTAGGGGCGGACGTGCTCGACGTTTGCGGTGGCGTCGGCGATCGGCCGAAGCTGGTCGGGCAGCACGCCGCTCGTGATCGGGACGCGCGGTCCGCTACCGGACTTGCTGAGCGCGTGGTCACTGAACCAGCCCAGCGCGAGTGCCGCGCTGCCGCGCCGCTTGAGCGCGTCGGCCTGCTGGGTGATCCGCTTATGCTCTTCGGCGACCGAAATGGGATCGATCTGGCGCATTATGCCGCTTCCTCCGGGACGGGCGGCAGGTCGCTGGGGACTGCCTGGCCACGTGCCCAGGCCTCAAACGCCGCCTGATCGCCTACGCAGCAGCTCCAATGGGGCTTGCCACCGTGATACGTCGACCGGTGGTCCCAGCGCAGGGTAGCGGGCGCGCTTTTCATCCCGGGGAAGCGGAAGGCGACCACAGCTTGCCGAGGCACCAACCGGCCGGCGGCGTTGCGGGTGACATAGACATGAGGGCGCTGGAACCGGTCACCGCCGTCAACGATCTCCGCATCAGGGAAGCGGCGCAGCACAATGGCCTTGAACCGGGCGGCAATGCGCGCTTCGATGCGACGCGTCTCCGCCCGCACTATCTGCCATGCTGCCTCACAGGCCGCATCGCAGAAAACTGCGCTATGCTGAGTGCCGACGATCATCGAAGGCGTCCATTTGCGGCGGCGGCGTGCCTGGCGCAGCATGTCGGACAGGCAATCGTGTTGGCCTTCCTGCCAACGATCGCTCAAGTCCTCATCAATCCGCACGCCGCAGCAGGTGCATTCGAAATGCCAACCCTGCTCGACCATGACGGACGCGGGCACGATGCCGGTGTCCGCAAAGCGGTCAGCCCAGGGTGCTCGCTTGCAACTCACATAGCTGAGTTCGCCGTCACCATACTCGTTCGCCCCGGCCTTACGGGCCGTGATGGCGTGGCGGGCGAAGTAGATGGCTCCGCTCTGCTCATCGTGCTCGTTGACGGCGTAGGCCTTGAGCGGCTTCGTCGCGATCGCGTTCATGAGCGATCCTCTTCCTTGGCTTGAGCAAAAACGGGCCAGTCGGCATCGGCGGCGATACTGAACCGCGCGCCGCAGCAGCCGTCCGTGTCGCACCCGACCTCCGCGCCCCGACGCCAGCGGGCATATCGCAGCGCGCCGCCGCAGTTCGGGCATTTGACTGTGCCGGACGTGCGCAGCGGGATCGGCGAGGGCAGCGCGCGAAGAGCAGCCGCCAGGCGGGATTGCGACGCTTCGACGGCGGCGCGCCATGCGGCCCGCTCTTGGTCGGTATATTCCGCCCGATCGCAGCACGCTCCCCGAGGCTCGGGCATACAGGGCATCGCCGCGCCCGGCGCGCTCATGTCGTGCCCGGCTGCGCAGTGCGGCCCGCTGTCAGGCAGGGTGATCGGCAGCTTGTAGGAATAGTGCCGGCAGTGCTTGCTCGCCTTCGGCGGGCGCGGGAAGGCTAGATGCGCAGTCATGCCGCCGGACCTCCGACAGTGTCCGGATGTGTCATCTCGGCTGCGGCCTTCTCACACAGGGCAGCGATGCGCGCACGTGCGTTGGCAATGTGCGCCTCGACCACCGGCACCGCCAACGACCATGATACCTGGTACATGGTGCGGCTGCTGTCACCGGACGGGACGCCGAGCGTCAGGCCATCCTGACGGCGGCCAAAGGCGTCGCGAATGTCGGGCGCGGTGTAGCGCTCCTTCGCCTTGTCCAAGTCGGCGAGCAGCTTCTCGCCAGTTTCGACTTCGCGATAGGCGAAAGCGATGTCCCGGGCGGTTTCGAACGAGATCATGCTGCCATCCTTTCGAGTTTTTCGGCGTAGGCGCGCACCCCTGACCATTCGTCGGGGAGCCCCGCGAAGAGCGGCTGCCGGTAGCGGTGGTGGTTCTGCGCCAAGCTAGTGCTGTCGCAGCTCGCGAATGGATAATCGCCGCCTACCAAGACGCCGCGCAGCATATGCGTGACGGGCCACCGGTTTCCGAACAGCGCGTCGACCTCATCCATCCGTCGGCGAAAGGCGTCACAGCCGACCGGCTCGCGCTTCGGGTCGCCGATCCAGCCCAGGCATACACGGTCGAACCGGTCGCAGAGGCGGCCCAGGCGATCAATCGGCCCGTCCATGTGCCAGACGGGCGCGCCTCGGGCCGGACCGAACGGCCACTCGTTCACCAAGCCATCATTCATCTGCGACGGCGCGGCGGGCTTGTCAGGAATGACCGCCCAGCGGCCCGGTTCGAACAGCCGCGCTTCCAGCCATTCGAAATAGACCGACCACTCCGACCGGCCCGCATCCATGGGGTCGACGCCGGCGCGCAGCGACTGCATCCAGAACGAGAAAGCGCCGTTGTCGAACATGATGAAGGGGCTGATCGCCTCCACGTCCTGCACGCTGTCGGGGCGGAAATAGCTGACGCAGAATGCCCGGCCGGAAACGGCCATCAGGGCGGCGCGCGGCGTCAGCGGCGTGCCGTGATAGACCAGCGCCATCATGCGGCCTCGCCAGTCATGGGCGCACCTGAATGGCTGGCTCGGCAGCGGCCTCGACGCGGCGGAGCTGGGGGAGGGGTGCCGGCACGTGGGGCGTGCCCGAGGCGGCTGGAGAACGGAGGAAGCGGGGCAGGACCGGCGCGATCGCGGCGGCGATCTTCGCGCGGTTGGGCGCGATCGTGACCCACAGGGCATAGACGGCATAGCCGCCCATGAAGGCGATGCAGGCGACACCGAGCGCCCAGGCGGCGAATGGGCCGCTCACAGCGACGGACCCTTGAGGTTGCCCGTCACCGCATAGGGCTCGCCCTTCTCGATGATCTCGCCGCGCTGCAGGCCGACCTTGCGCTGCTCGCGGGCGTGCGTCTTGACGGTGCCGGGCAGCCACACGGGCTTGCGCGGCGCGACCAGCCGGCCGACGCCGGGGAGCGTCACGCCCTTGCCCGTGCGCAGCACGGCCGGGATGGCGGCAAACACGCGGTCGACGGCGGCGCAAGCCTCGTCTTGCCCCATACCGGCGGCCACCATCTCGGCGACGATCAGAGGATCGGCCCTCATGCGCGCAGCGCCTGGAATGCGATCAGCGCGTTGTTGGCGGCGACGCGGGCGCGCGTGGTCCGCTCGACTGCCGCCTGGGCACGGCTGCGGCGCAGGTGCGCGATGCGATCGTCGGCGGTGGCGACATGCACCATGTCCGACAGCGCGCGCTCCAAATCGTGCGGCGACGGCTTCGGGCCGCGCCCGACCAGGCGGGCGGCCTCGGTGACGATCAGGCGGAGCGCATCGGGCTCCATAGCCAGCCGGCCGGCGCGCACGTCGAAGATGGCGAGCAGGTCCTCAATCTGCTCGTTGAGCTGATCACGGACAGAGTCGGCAGTCTGCGGCGGCAGGTCGTCGCGGCGCTTCTCGGCCGCCAGCAGTTCGGCGGCAATCGGGGCGAGGTCGTCAATCGCCTGGGCCAGGTCGGGGTCGTAGTTGGGTGCCGTAGACATCGGCGGGGCTCCATGCCGCGTGATGCGGCGATGGGCCTGTTATGCGGTTATCGCAAACTCCACGTCAATCAAAATATTTGCGATATCAGCAAGTGGGTAGACAGCGCCTCCGTTTTGTTCCCATTATGTTTCCCTAGGTTAGGTCTATCGGAGATGCGGCGTGGCGATTGTGTACCGGGTAACAGCGTTCGGAGAGGCGCGCGCACCCTGGCGGACAAAGAAGCAGCACGCCCTTCAAGACGCCGTTCTACTCGGTTTGGCAGAGCGTGACGAATGGGGTCAGCTCTATCTCGACGCCCCGGTGCGCATCGAGTGGGCGCACGACGAAAGCATCAGACAGACCGCCTAGGAACGTCTCTCATCATGTACGAGAAAACGCGCCCTTCGATCGTCACAGGTTCCGACCCGAGCAAGATTTCTCGATGAGCGGGATTGCTTGAGCAGGGAACCAGGCGCGCTGGACCGTCCTGATATTCTTTGAATGTGGTCTCGCCGTCGGCTGATCGAACGATGTACCGGAAGCCTGGCCAAAGCTTCCGCTCGTCTGGATCAACGATGACCTGCGAGCCGTCTGGAACTATCAGGTCCATGGAGTCGCCTTTAATGGTCAGTCCATAGGCTCGCGGAGGTACATCGGGGTCGGTCACGATGATCCGCCCGCCGCTCCTTTGGCTCCTGGCATCAAATGCGCCCGCCGGGACCTCACCTAGCAATGGGATAGAGCGAAGGGCCAGTCTATCCTCTGAACCGGGTTCGGGGGCCAGCTCGGACCTTATCGCGTCCATTTCTGCGATCTTGAATTGCCGCTTACCGGCGAGCGACTTCGATAGATGTGTTTCATCCATCCCAACCGCGTCGGCGAGGTCGCGCTGGCTCATGCCCCTGAGTCGTAATTCGCGCTTGATGTCATCCGGCTGCATCAGCGTATCAAGCCGGTCGCTGCGAATATCGCAATCGCTGAAATCGCAAGAATGTGCTTGCGTCTGACTTGCGGATATCGCAAGATGACGGTCATGGATCGTTTGGCAAATCATGTGATCGATGCCCTGGGCGGCACCACGGCTGTTGCGCGGTTGGCGACGACGCCCGTTTCTACCGTCCATAGCTGGCGGAAGAACGGCATCCCGGCATCGCGGCTCGCGCATCTCAAGCTGGCCGTCGCAGTCGCCAAACCGTCCATCGACATCGACGCGATCGTCAGCGGCGTGACCCAGGCCGCCGCCGCGTGATCGCCGCCACCCCCTTTCCCCAGCTTCGCGGGCTTTTTCCTCTCGCCCGCGGAGACGCCGTGCCGGCCTTTCAGGCCGACCAGCATGGCAACCTCCCTGCTGACTACGCCGGCAGCGCTGTTCTCAAGGCGCGCGCTGCCGGCGGCTTTTCGGCGGAGAGTGAGCGTCATCATGGCGCAGGTTTTAACCGGCGGATCACCGCCGCCGCAGCGGGAAAGGAAACTCATGTTTCCCAGCCCGCAGAACAGGGTTCGAACGATGGACAATAAGCTCCCCAGCGACGAGCAGCGCCTCGCCGCCGCCACCAAGCGCGCGATCCAAGCGGCCGGCGGCCTCAAGGTCTGCGAGGACGAGACGGGCACGTCCGATAGCCAACTGTCGCGCTGCTGCTCGCCGAACCACCGCGACAGCATCACCGTGCGCGACGCGGTGAAGATCGAGACGATCGGCCACGGCGAGAGCGGCCACCCGCACATCATCAACGCCATGGCGCGGATGCTCGGCGGCGTGTTCATCATGCTTCCCGAGGCGGTGACCGACGATCGTCAATTGCAGTTGACCGTTCTCGAACTGTCGAGCGAGCTGGGCGACGTGTCGCGCGCCGTGTCGGATGCCATCAGCGGCGGCAGCGCGGGCGGGGCGGACGTGACGGCGGCCGAGGCGTCCGTCGTGCTCGACCATCTCGCCGACCTGGATCGCGCCAGCGCGCGGCTCCGCCACCAGCTCGAATGCATCGCCAAGGGGGCAGCCACCCCCGCCCTTTGAGGACCTGAACGCGGGCTCGCCCGCAAGGAGTGACACTATGGCCGCCAAGACTGGCGCGGCAGCGGCGACCACCGCTTCCGCGAGCGTAAATCCGCGTCCCGCGCACCGTATTGCGCCGACGACCCTGAGCCCGGCGGCAACGCCGGTGGATGACGGCAAGATCGTCACCGCCGAGCGCAAAGCTGCGACCGATGGATGTCGCGCGTTGCTCCGTGCGCAGTTGAAGGCCGGCGCGCATTGGCTGCGCGATCCGCGCGACTTCGCGGCGGCCTGCGCCAGCGTCGGCCTGCTCGCGTGATCCCATACGACGCCCCCATGATCCGCACGCTCATTCGGCAGATGCCGGTCGAGCGGCTGGCGCGGGTGCGTCCCTCCGATTTCTATCGGTGGCCGGTGACTGCGATCACGCCGACCCCCGTCATCGAAGAATTGATCGCGAATGAGCAGACGCGTCGCGCTGCTCTCAAGCAGGGAGAATGACTGTGAATATGGAAATCGCCTCTGCCGACTTTCGGCGCGCCGTGAACCTGGCCAGCAAGGTCATCGAGCGCCGCAACACCATACCGATCGTGGGCATGGTGCATTGTCATGCCAACGGTGCATTCGAGGTCACCGGCACCGACCTAGATATGGCGCTCGTTGCTGCCGTGCCGCGCACGCCGGGCCCTGATGCTGACTTCGTCATGCAGCACCCGGCGATGGTTGCGACCGCTGTCGGCGTCTCCGGCGACAAGATGGTCGCTGCCCATATCGATGACGGCAAGCTGCTCCTGAAAAGCGGCTCACTCGACGTCACAGTGGGCACGATGCCGACGGACGACTTCCCTCTGGATTTGGCCCGCCCGCTGACTGAAACCTTCGCAGCGACGTTGTCGAAGGCGGACATCGCGGCAATCGCGCGTGTCAAGGACGCTATCTCGACAGAGGCGACGCGCTACTATCTCAATGGCGTCCGCTTGCGCCCAATGGGGCCGACCACGATCCGCGCGGAGGCGACCGACGGACACCGCTTGTACATGGTGGACATCGAGGCCCCGGACGCTGTTGGCGCGCTGCCGGACAGCGTCATCATACCGCGCAAAGCGGTCGGGGTGCTTATCGATCTGGCCAAGGGCGCGGAGGAAGGCGTCCGCCTAATTCTCGGCTCGGTCGCACCTGCCAACAAGATGGAAGGCATCGCACCGGCACGCCCTGGTGCGCTACGCTTCGGTTTCACTACCCGCAGCGGCGGCGCGGACCTGCGCTTTTGCTCGCAGCTCATCGACGGCACCTATCCTGATGTAACGAAGGTCATTCCGACCCACAGCGACAAGCAGGCGCTTTTCAACGTTGCCGACCTGCGCCGGGCGATCGCCGGCATCACCGGCCACAGCAAATTCGACCGGGCAGTCAAAATCACTTTCAATGCCGACAGCACGGCAACTCTAACCGCCGCCTACCTCAGCTTGGAACTGTGCGCGAAGGTCGTGGTGCCTTGCCAGCACACTGCCGAGGGGTTCTCCATTGGCTTCAACGGCGGCTACCTGGCGTCGCTCTTAGCGGCGAGCCGTGGCGACGAGATCGTGTTCGGCATGAACGACGAAGCCGCGCCAGCGGTGGTGCGCAACCCGGCGGACACGGCTTGGTCGGCAATTCTCATGCCGATGCGGGTGGACTGATGAGCGCCTCCGCCTCCACGACAAATCCTGTCGCCTGCACCGCTAAAGCGGCTCACTCGGCAACATCGTTCAGCGTCGCGCGAATGATGGGGCTCACCACCGCCGCGACCATGCTGGGCGGGCAGGGGGAGCTTGCCGAGGCGCTGGGCATCCAGCCGCGCAGCCTGCGCGCAAAGTTCTCCGCCGAACGAGGGGTCAGCAGCGCCGACCTTCGCTCGGCGGCGGACGCTCTCGACCGGCAGGCCAAGCGCATCATGGCGCACGCCGAGAAGCTGCGCGCCGAGGCGGCGGCAGGTTGATGGGCAAGGGCCGCAATCGGTGACCCGCATCCGCCGCCAGTCGCCTCCGAAGCTCGCCGAGCGCCCGATCCAGCGTGCCAACATCCAGTTGCTCGCCATGATGGGGTGCCACGCCGTTCATACGCCCAACGGGTCACACCTGGCCGGCGACGCGGTCGCGCGCGCCAAGCAGACGGCGGCGTTGAAGGGCGACGGCGTGCGGCCGGGCTTCCCCGACCTGACGGTGCTTGACCAGCGTCAGCCGCGTGTCGGCTTCATGGAGGTGAAGCGGGAAGGGCGGGTCGACCTCGACCCCGATCAGGTTTGGTGGCGGGACGAGCTGCAACGCCTGGGCTTTCCCTGGGCGCTGGTGAACACGCCCGACGGCGGCGCGGTGGCGCTGCGCTCATGGGGGTGGCGGTGAGCACTGACCTGTTGGCGCGCCTGATCGCCGCCGGAACCCCTGCCGAACTGATCGCCGAGGTTGCGATGCTCGCCGCGCGCGCCGCCGATGCCGACAAGCGCGTCGCCGACGCGATCGAGGCCGCGCACCAGCCGAGCAAGGGCGCGCTGCGGATGCGGCGGCACCGTAAGCGTCACGCAGCGTCACAAAGCGTCACATGTGACGCCGTCACCGTCACATGTGACGATAGTGACGCACAAGTGACGCTTGGTGACGCCAACCCCGCCCCCGCCCCCTCTCCCCTTTCTTCCCCCCAGACCCCCCAACAAACCCCACACCCCCACCCCCACCCGGAAGGGTCTGACGCACGTACGCGTAAGGCCCGGTCCGCGCCGTGGCCCTGCCCCGAGGGGGTGGACCCGGCGCACTGGGCGGACCTGCTCACCAACCGGAAGTCGAAGCGGCTGGCGAACACGGCCACCGCTCATGCCGGCCTGCTGCGCGATCTGGCCAAGCTGTCGGACGACGAGTGGCCGCCCGGCCGGATCGTCCAGCACGCCGCAGAGCGCGGCTGGGGAGCAATCTTCGACCCTCGACCCAAGCAATCGACTGGAAGCACCAATGGCCACCGAGATTACACACCACGACGCAGCGGCAACGGGATGTTCGATGCCGTCGTTGACGCAGAGCGCGCGGAACGTGCTGGACCGGGCTTTCGAGCCTGACGCGGTGTTCACGGCGCGCGAGATCGCGCTGATTGAGCCGATCGCGCGGGCTGTCGCCACGCCGCAGCCGGCCGGCGAGCGGTACATCCGGCAGTCGCTGGGCGGCCTGTCGGTGGCCCTGCCGAGCCAGGCGACCGACACCGTGGCCGGCACCCTCAAGCTCAACACCTATATGGCCATGCTGGCGGGGTGCGACGAGCGGGCGCTGGCATATGCCTGCCGCCGTTGCCTGGACGAACTCGACTGGATGCCGACCATCCACCAGATCAAGGATCGCATGGCGAAATGGGTCAGCCCGGAAGAGGCCGCGATCCGCCGGGCGCGCGCCATCATACGCGCCGGCCGCCGGGCTCCCGAGGAAGGCGATGTCGCCGCCATTCCGCCGGAGGAGGTTGACCGGGTCAACGCCTTCCTGCGCACGCGCGGCATCGCCACGCAATTCAGCCCCGACGGCACCACCTTTCAGGCGCAAGCCGCGTGACTGGAGCAACCGATATGACCGACATCGAATGGGGCCCTGCGATCGCCGTGGATGGCAAGCGGCCGGGGTTTGTGCGGGATGATGACATTTTCCAAGCGGGTGGGGGTGGCTTCGACTGGTATGGCAACCTGTCGAACGGAACTCCGCACATTTGGAACCAGTCGCCAAATCGCGAGCCAAACTGGAATGCTGTAGATCGCATCCGCCTCCCCTCCGACCATCCGCATTACCGTCAGCCCGCCACGATCGACTGGAGCAAGCCCATCGAGGCTCTGCATGAGGATGGGCGGGTTGTCGCTGTCCGCCGTCTTTTTTCTCCGCCGGGCACGTATCATGTAGGCCCCCACCTTGAGGGCGGTTGGTTTGCCTTCGACAGTGACGGAAAGCATATTACCCGCCACTGCCCTTGGCGCATCCGCAACGTCCCCCAGCCCACCCCCCAGGCAGACACCAAGCCTGACCTGACGGCGCGCAAGAACGCCATGACGGTTGCCGAGGTGCGTGAGATGCTGGCTCACGACGAGGCGACGATCATCGCCACGTTGATCGATTGGGGCTTTGCGCTACCCGAGCCGGCGGACCCTGACGAAGAGGCGGTGCAGTCGATTTTGGCTAGCTGGAACGCCAACGAGTTGGAGACAACCGAAGACGCTATCCGCGAGGCTGTCAGATACGGCCGTGCCCTCGCCCTTGCCGGGGAGAAGGAGGCGTGAGCGGCCGGTTTCGTCACGCGGTGGTCAGCGCAACTGCGGCAAGTCTCGCGGCGATGGCAGCATCAATGCCAACGGACCTAATCTGGCTCCTGCCGGTGCTCATGTTCGCCGCTGTGCTGAATGGCCTTGTCGCCATCATGCCGGAGGAACCCCGCCCATGACCCACCCCCAGACACAGGATGGCGAGGCGCAGATCGAAGCGGCGCTGGCTGGCCAGCAGGCCACCTGACCAGCAGACAACATATACCGGGATGGGGCACGAATGACGAAGCGTAAGGACAAGGCGCAGCAGCAACTTCTAGCGGCGGCCCGGCGGGCGCTGGCGGCGCGTCATGCCGCATCGCCGGTCCCGGCCTATAACGGGAAGGTGGCGCGGATCGACGCGGCGCGGAGTCGCGCGCGCCGGGCAGAGATCGCGCCGCCGCCGGAGCAGATGAAGCGGGTGCCGTTCATCGAAACGGACATCAACGAGCATTCGCTCGGCTATGACGAGGACGGCAAGCCGTTCGTGACGAAGGTTCGCATCGGCCGGGCGTTCCAGCGCCAGGCCCGGTTCGAGACGATCGACGGCCTGACGCCGCCGCAAATCCACGCCCTGCGGCGCTATAGGCGCGCTTTCGACGTGTCGGAGGTGTCTCCCGTAAAGAGCGCGCTAGACATCGGGCAGGGTGGCGATGGCGGCGGCGTGGAAGGGGTGCTCACGCGCCTTGAAGTGCTGGCGTCGGCGGGGCAGGCGCTGCGGCAGATTGAAGGCCTCGTATCGCCGGACCTGCTCGGCGTGCTGCGGGCGGTCGCGCTGGACGACCTCGACTTTAAGACGATCGCGGAGGCGCGTTGGGGCAATGCGACTGGTCGGCGGCGCGAGCTGGTCAAAGATCATTTCATGCTCGCCGTCGACCAGCTCACCTATGCCGTGGCCCGCCGCGTCGCCACGGCTAGGCAAGAGGCGATGGACGACCTGATGATACTAGAGGTGGGAGGTCAGCCGGTCCGGCATGTGACCGTCGACCCGGCCTTTCTCGATGAAAAGGGGCATATGCGCCCCTATGCTGACATCGCGGCCATCTTGCGTGGCGCTGACCTTGAGGACGCAACCGCCACGGAGTGATGATGGGGCTTGCCTCGGGGCACGAAATGGGTCATGAGGATCACCGTTAGAGATTTGCCCGGTGCCGAGAGGTTGCCGGGCTTTTCCGTTTATGGAGGCGGCCATGTAATGGTGCAGCGCCTGAGAGGTCGGGCGGGCCAAGCCCAACGCGCCCGCCGCCTCGCCCGCACCGATGGCTTATGTGAGCGGTGCGATGCCGACGACCGCGTGACGCTGGCGACGGTGGTCGATCATATTGTGCCGCTGGCGAAGGGCGGGACCGACGAGGACGACAACACGCGCAACCTCTGCGACCCTTGCCACAGGGAGGTAACCGCTGAACAGTTCGGGCACGCCAGGCAAGTCGCGCTCGGCGCTTGCGACGTGAACGGCTGGCCGACCGATCCCCGGCACCCCTGGAACGCATCGTCGGGCGACCCCCTCGGGGTGGGGGGAGGCAAAAAGTCGGGGGGCTGACCGGCCGGACACCGACGCACTCACGAATTTCATTGCTAATACAGTTTTTGCTTTACGACCGAACAGGAGCGCCCCGGTATGGCCCGACGAACGCGCATCGACAGCGCGGCCGGGGCGGTGGAGGCCATGGCGGCAGCGACGCGCGACCTATCTCCGCCCGCGCACGTCAAGTTTCGAACCGCTGACTGGCCCTTTTGGGATGCCATCATCAAGGAACGCGCCAAGGGCGAGTGGTCGGAGGCGGACCTTGTGGTGGCCGCCAACCTGGCCCGCGCCATGGCGGATGCCGAGCGCATCGCGGAGATGACGACAGGCCGCAATGGCGCGGTGAAAATCCAGACGCTGATGAACAGCATTGCCGCGTCGGACAAGCTGGCGCGCCGGATCGTCACGCTACGCCGCGCGCTCCAGATCGACAGTCGAGCGAAGCACGGCGAACAGCGTGACGTGGACAAGCGCCGAGCCCAGGCGATGGAGATCGAGGGCGGGCACAACCCGCTTGCCGATGATGAGGACGGCCTGCTTGCAAGGCCGCCCACCATCCAGTGAAGCCCAAGCCGTTGACGCGCGGCGAACGGGTCATCGCGTTCATCCACAAATATTGCGTCGTCCCAGAGGGTAAGCTGGTCGGCAAGCCGGTCGAGCTGATCGACTTCCAACGCCAGTTCATCCTCGACGTTTACGACAACCCTGCCGGCACGACCGAGGGCATCCTGTCGATCGCGCGGAAGAACGGCAAGTCGGCGCTTATCGCCTGCATCCTATTGGCGCATCTGGTCGGGCCAGAAGCCCGGTTGAACAGCCAGATCGTGTCCGGCGCGCGGTCACGCGATCAGGCCGCGCTGGTGTTCAAGCTGGCGAGCAAGATGGTCCTGCTCAACCCGGCGCTGAAAAAGCTGGTTCGCATCGTGCCGTCGGGCAAGACGCTGATCGGCCTGACGATGAACGTCGAATTTCGCGCGCTGGCGGCCGACGGCCATACCGCGCACGGCTTGTCGCCGGTGCTGGCGATCCTTGACGAGCTGGGGCAGGTTCGCGGCGAGCAAGACGACTTTGTCGAGGCGATCGAGACGGCATCGGGCGCGTATGACGACGCCTTGCGCCTCATCATTTCGACCCAGGCACCGACCGATGCCGACATGCTGTCGATCAAGATTGACGACGCGCGCCGGTCGAATGATCCGAAAATCGTTGCCCACGTCTACGAAGCGCCTGAAAAATGCGAGGTGCTGGACGCGAAGGCGCACCGAGCCGCTAATCCGGCTCTGGGTGCGTTCCGATCGCAGGTGGAATTGGACGCTGCCGCGCAGAAGGCGTCGCGGATGCCGAGTTTCGAGAATGGCTTTCGCAACCTCTACCTGAACCAGCGTGTCAACCGGTTCTCGCCGTTTATCTCGCCCAGCATCTGGGGTGCGACAGGCGGCGAGGCGGAGGAAGAGGCGTTCCTGAAAGGGCGTGTATTCGGCGGCCTCGACCTTGCCGAGACTACCGACCTTGCCGCCTTCGTGCTGGGCGCTGAGTGGCAGGAAATTTGGCACTACCGGGCTTGGTTCTGGAAGCCGGCCGACACCTTGAAGGATCACGCCAAGCGTGACCGTCGTCCCTACGACAAATGGGCTGATATGGGGCTGATCGAGACGCCGCCAGGTGTCGCGATCGACTACGCCTATGTCGGCCACAAGATGGCGAGCATCTGCCGGCCCTATAATGTCCTCGGCATCGGCTACGATCGACACCGCTTCAAGACGCTGGAGGCGCAGTTCCAGAAGATCGGCGTCGAGTTGCCGTTCCAGCCCTTCGGGCAGGGGTTCGTTTCGATGGCTCCCGCCATGGACGTTACCGAGATCGACTTCCTGAACGCGAAGGTTCGCCACGGAAACAACCCGGTCCTGACCATGTGCGCTGCGAATGCCGTGGTGAAGCGGGACGAGGCCGGCAATCGCAAGCTCGACAAGAGCAAGTCGACGGGCCGGATTGACGGCATGGTCGGCCTGGTCATGGCGCGCGGCACGGCGGCGCTCGCTACGCAAGAGGATACCGTCGATGAATGGATCAGGAGTCTTGCGTCGTGAACGGCTATAAGCTGTCGCGCCGGGCGGCCGAGGCGGAGGTGCGCAGCGCCGCCAGCCGTGGGCTGCCGATCGAGGCGAAAGCCATCCTGTCCCTGGCCAGTGGCCTGGAGCCTGGGCAGCAGGACGGCAACAACCTTCGCGCCGGCCTCGTCACCACGGAGCGCTATAGCGACGCGGGCGGCGCGCGTGGCGAGGCGACGGGGCTGTCTGCCACCTGGGCCTGTGTCAGTTTCTGGGCCGGTAACATCGCCTCGCTGCCGGCTGCGCCGCAGCGGCGCGGCCCTGGCGGTGTCCCGGTCGATGATACGTCGCACCCGCTCTATGGCTTGTTGCACGACAGCCCGAATTACGACCAGTCGGCATTCGATTTCTGGGAATACATGGTCGGCAGCATCGAGTTGCGCGGCAATGCCTATGCGGAAATCGTGCGGCGCTCCAACGGCTCCATCGTTTCGCTGACACCTATCTCGGCCGATGTCATGATGGTCGCCCGCCGGCAGGATGGGGCATTGGAATACCGCTGGACGGACCTGACCGGCCCGCGCGTGGAGCTTCAGGACAAGGTGCTGCATATTCGCGGGTTCGGCGGAACTCCGCTTGGCGGCGTATCGCCGTTGAGTGCGTGCCGGCAGGCATTCGCGGCGGCGGTGGCGACCGATCGCGCCGCTTCCACGATGTTCGCAAACGGTGTCCGCCCGTCAGGCGTCATGTCGACCGACAAGGTTCTGACCGGCGACCAGCGGCCGACCCTTGAGGCCCTTCTGCAAGAGAAATTTGTCGGCGCGGTCAATGCCGGGCGGCCGATGCTGCTCGATAACGGGCTGAAATGGGAACAGCTCACCATCGACCCCAGCGACGCGGAGATGCTGGAAAGCCGGCGGTTCAGCGTCGAGGAAATCTGCCGCGTTTTCGAGGTGGACCCGCATCTGGTCGGGCAGACGGTCGGCAACACCGCGCTTGGTTCGAGCATCAAAGACCAGACCCGGTCCGTCATGGTGTTCAAGATGCGCAAGCGGTTGAAGCGCATCGAGGGCGCACTGTGGAAGCAACTGCTAACCCCGGCTGATCGCGCGGCGGGGGTGTCGATCAAGTTCAATGCCGAGGCGTTCCTGCGCGCGGATAGCGCCGGCCGCGCCGACTATTACGACATCATGCAGCAGTTCATGACCAAGAACGAAATCCGCGCACTGGAGGGCTTGCCGCCGATTGATGGCGGCGACGTGTTGATGGCGCAGATGCAGGACGTGCCTTTGTCGCGGGCCATTCGTGGAACCCAGGGGACATCATGACCGACCAGCAGAACGAAGCCGACCGTATCGCCAAGCTGAACGCGGCGGGGGTCATTCCCATGACGGCCGAGGAAATCCTTGCCGGCACGCAGGCGGGCATTCCCCGCCCCTCCTTCCTCAAGGACCACGAAGACGATGGAACCGTCGACGTGGTCGATCCCCACGCGAGGTAGCGACCATGTTGGACGAACTGGACATCGCACTCGACGCCAAGTCGATTGACGACGACGGCAATATCGAGGGCCTTGCCGTCGGATACGGCGATACCGACCATGGCGGCGACATCGTCGCCCCTGGCGCGGTGCTGTTGGAAGGCCGGAAGAGCCTGCCGATGCTGCTGCACCACGATCGCAAGCGCCCGGTCGGCGTCTGGACCACTTTTGACGACCGCGCGGATGGCTTGCACGTCAAGGGCCGGTTCGGCACGTCCGCTGCTGCTCGCGAGGCGCGCGAGGACGTGCGCCAAGGCATCATCACCGGCCTGTCGATGGGGTTCGTCACCCTCAAACGCCGGTTGGAGGGCAAGTCCCGTCACCTGTTGCAGGTCGGGCTACACGAAATCTCGCTGGTAACCGTGCCGATGAACAATCGGACCCGGATCACCGGTTTCAAGGACATCCTGGGCGGCGGCGAACTGCCCACCGTCCGCGATTTCGAGGATCACCTGCGGGATGCCGGTTTTTCTCGTTCCAAGGCGACGGCGATGGCCGCCGCCTGTGCGCCGCATCTTCGGGGGGAGCCCGAGGCGAAGGCGATAGACGAGCTGCGCGAGTTCCTGACGGCCCTGCGCGGCTGATCTTCATCTCTGCCGAAAGGGCAACCCAATGACGACTGACACGAAGTCGGTGGCCGAGATGGCCGCCGAAACCAAAGCGCTGTTCGAAACCAAGCACAACGAGGTCAAGGGCATCGCCGAGCAGGCGCTTGCCGAGGCGCAGCGCGGCATTCCCATGTCGGAAACCGCCAAGGAACTCGCCGATCAGGCGCTGACGGGCATGAACGAGGTCAAGTCCCGCCTGGACGACCTCGAGCAGAAGGCGGCGCGGAACGGCGGCGCGGGCGATGTCGAAACCAAGTCCATCGGGCAGCAGTATGTCGAGAGCGACGAGTACAAGTCGGCTTTCGCCAACGGCGTCCGCGCCGGCCGCAACGCAGGCATCGAGGTCAAGGCCATCACGTCGCTGACGACCGATGCCAATGGCTCGGCGGGCGACCTGGTCCGCTCCGATCGCATCCAGTCGCCTATGCAGATGCTGCCGAACCGCCGGCTGACCATCCGCAACCTGATCGCGCCCGGTCAGACCGCCTCCAGCTCGGTCGAATACGTGCAGGAGACGGGCTTCACCAACAACGCCGGGATGGTGGCGGAAGGAACGCTCAAACCCGAGTCGACCCTGAAGTTCGACCTCAAGACCGCCCCCGTGCGCAAGATCGCGCACTGGTTCCTGGCATCGTCGGAAATCCTGTCCGACGCGCCCGGGCTGCGGTCGATCATCGACAACCGGCTGCGCTATGGCCTCGCGTTCGTGGAGGACGTGCAGTTGCTCAAGGGCGACGGCACCGGGCAGAACCTGCTCGGCATCAAGCCCCAGGCGACGCCCTATGCCGTGCCGACCGGCCTGACCGGCTTCGCCGCGCCGACCATGATCGACAAGCTGCGCATCGCCCAGCTTCAGGCGGCGCTCGCGCTCTATCCCGCCGACGGTCAGGTGCTGCACCCGATCGATTGGGCCATCATCGAAATGATGAAGGACGGCGATGGCCGCTATCTGATCGGCAACCCACAAGGGACGCTGGCACCGACCCTGTGGGGCCTGCCGGTGGTGCCGACGATGGCGCAGACTGTCGGCGAGTTCACGGTCGGCGCGTGGAGCATGGGCGCGCAATTGTTCGATCGTGAACAGTCGGGCGTGCTGGTGTCGACCGAGGACGGCGACAACTTCCGCCGGAACATGGTCACGATCCTCGCCGAAGAGCGCCTGGCGCTCACCACGTACCGCCCCGAAGCGTTCGTGGACGGCAAGTTCGCCAACGCCTGATGACCAAGGGGAGGGCAATTCGCCCTCCCCAAGCACTGGAGGTCCGATGAATGGCCGAGCAGAAGCGCTACACCGTCCACCGTTCGATGCATGGCGACGGGAAGGACTACGAAGCCGGCGACACCCGCCTGATGGCCGAGGCCGATGCGGCCGAGCTGGTCAAGCTCGGTGCCCTGTCTTTGGAAGGCGAAGAACCGGCCGCCCGCGAACCGGCCATGCGCCACACCTTCGGCACCGAGCCGAGCAAGCTGAACACCGAGGGCTATACGGTCGCCACCGGCGACGGTGTCAGCCTGAACCGCGACACCCCGGCCGCCAAGCCGGTGCGGCGAGCTAAGGCGGAAGCCTGACGAGTTCGGGGCCGGTTTCTTCCCCCTGGGCCGGTCCCGAAACCACAATGATGAGGTGCGGTGATGACCATCGATCAGATGCGCGCCGCCCTTGGTCTTGGCGCGGATGTCTCCGATGCTGAGGTGCAGGCCCGCTACGCGAGCCTTGTGGCCAGTTGGTCGCAGGCCGAGGCGAGCGCTGCCGAGCCCGCGATCAGCATGGAGTCGGCGCGCCGGCAGCTTCAATTTGACGAGGATGATACCAGCCAGGACGAACACCTAAGCGAACTGCTCGCTGATGCCATTGGCTGGGTTGAGCGTCGCACGGGATTGCTTCTGACCGTCGACAGCCCCCGCAACATGCGCCGCGCGGCCCTTGTGCTGCTGACCGCCTACCATGACGATCGGGAAGGCGGCGACGTGCTGGCGAAGGCTGAGGCGAGCGCTGGGCGGCTATGCGATAGCTGCAGGGTGATGGCGATCTAATGCCGCTCCGCACCCTTTCCAGCCGCCTCAAGGATCGCGTGACGATCCAAGAGAAAGACCTGATCGACAACGGCAAGGGTGGCCGCAGGCCGCGCGATCCCGCCGCGCCGTGGAAGGACCTGGCGCGCGGTGTCGCGGCCGAGGTCATCGCTCTGCGCGGCGATGAGGCGCTCCGCGAGGGGGTGGAGCGCTCCACCCGCCTGTGGCGCGTCACCATCCGCGCCCGCCGTGGCCTGTCACCCGCCATGCAGATCGTCTGGGATGACCCGGTGATGGGCGCGACGGCGATGAACATCCGGACCATGGCCCCGAATGAGGCCCGGGACGGCATCGTCATGACCTGCGAAAGCGGGGTGACCTCCTGATGGCCCGGCGGCCAGTCAAGGGCATCGGAAGGGTCCGCAAGCTGCTTCGCCGGCTGCCGGACGCCGTCGCCGGCGAGATCGTGGTCGAGCTGAACGTCACCGGCCGGCAGATGAACCAGGCCGTGCTCGCCAAAGCGCCGCGCAAGTCGGGGGCATTGAGGGCCGGCATCTCCTACAAGGTGCTGCCCAAGTCCCTCCGGCTGCAAGTCGGCCTGCTCGGCACGCGAAAAGGGCAGTCCAAGCTCTTCTATGGGCGCATTCAGGACCTGGGACGCAAGGCGCAGGTCGTGTCGGTCCAACGGTTCAAGGCGGGCGTCAAACGCGAGTATGATCGCGCTGGGCGCAAGTCGGGCGGCGGCCTGACCAGGCGATACCTCATGAAGGTCCGCGCTATGGCCCCCAAGCGGTTCGTGACCGGGCGTTATCCAGACCTCCGCCGCGCCTTGCGGGAAAACCTGCGGGGCATCTTCGCCCGCTCGCTGCAATCCATATCGGGAGCCGGTGATGAGTAGCGCGAAATCGGTCGTGGAGGCGGCGGTGTTCGCCGCCCTGGTCGCAAAGGTCACCGGCGCGACGGTCTATCAGGACGCCCCGGAGAACGCCGAGGGCGACCTCGTCATCATCGGTGACATGAAGAGCGCGCGCCTGCCCGGCAAGGAAGCGAGCGCCGATCGTAGCGTTACGCTCTCAGTGGTCGCGATCGTCAACGCCGAAGAGCGCGCACCGCTCCTGGCGCTGCAAGAGCAGTGCGACGAGGCGCTCGATGGAACCGAACTCGACGTGCCCGGATGGGTGATCCGAGGCCAGTTCGATGACGACGACGCCGTTCTTTCCGATGACGGGGCCTCCTACACGGGCGTCTCTTCCTACACCTTCCTCGCGCTCGCGGACTGAGCGCCACCACCTTTCCACAACCCTGCCGCGCCTCGCCAGCGCGGCTTTTCGCATGGGAGAAGACGCATGGCGAAGAAGCTCGCGAATGATTATCGGCTGTTCCTGCGCGGATCGGACGGAACGACGTTTTCGCAGCCGGCGGGGCAGGGCAACCTGACCAAGAGCGGTGGCAAGAACTTCACCTCGAACGCGACCAAGGACACCGAGGGCTACGACACCCAGCAGCCCGGCCTGAAGACGCTGACGCTCAAGCAGGACCTCATCCCGTCGCTGCCCGATCCGACCGGCTACACGCGCATGGAGACGCTCGACAAGTCGAACGCGGTCGAGGTCTATCAAATCCGCAAGAAGCCGTTTGCGGCGACCGACGTGGTGTTCGAGGCGGCCATGTACACCGGCCTCGATGACACCGGCTTCAACCAGGGCGCGAGCGTCACCGTCGGCGTGACCCTGACCCTGGCGGAAGCGCCCACGGTCGACGCGCTCGCCTGATCCGGCGCGCCCCCTCTCACCCGGAGAACACCCATGAAGATCGCAGGCAAGGACGTGAAGATCACGCCGCCCAAGGACCTGAATGACCAGCTCGTCGCCGCGACCGGCTGCGGCGCACACGAAATCGAGACGGTGCTGGCGGCCGGTCCCGACCGGGCGGCGCGCGCTCTCCGCCCGTTTCTGGAGCCCGACTTCCTGCCGGGTCCGGAACTCGCGCGCGCGATCGCGGCCGATCCGGCGCTGATCGACGACATCCGCGCGCTCTATGCCAAGCCGAGCGCGCAGCAGCCGGCGGCGGGGGGCGAGGCCAAGTGAGCGACGCCCGGCAGCCGGTGGCCGATCGGGGTGAGGCGTCTCTCACCCTCGCCGGCACCGTGATGGGCCTCCGCCCCAGCTTCGAAGCGCTCGACGCCATCGAGAAGACGCTCGGGCGCGGCCTGGTCGACCTTGCCACCGCAGCCATCCATAAGCAGTTGCGGATGTCGGAGACGGGCCAGATCGCGTGCGAGCTGATCCGTGCTTTCGGCCGCGATGCAGACGATGCCGGCGCGAGCAAGTCGACCGCGCCGCGCGTGACCGAACTCATCATGGCGAGCGAGGGTGGCCTGCTCGCCGCCATGCAGACGATCGGCGGCGTTCTCGCGATCGCGGTGAACGGTGGATACGACACCCAGGGAAACCTGAAGCCGCCGACGACGACGATGACGACGGACGAAGCCCCCGTCGGCGGCTGATGGGCGCGGCGGCTGCCGCGCTCGGGTGGCGGCCGCGTGAGTTCTGGGCGGCCACGCCGCCAGAGTTCTGGGATGCGATGAACGGGTACGAGCGGATGAACCGCGTACCGGACGAATAGGGGGCGGCCTGTGGCGGACAATACCGAACGGCTGCTCCTTCAGGTGGACGCCGCGACCGAGCTTCTGCGGCGTCATCTCGCCGAGGGCGAGCAGCCGCTGTCGCGTTTCGAGCAGCGCGCCGCGAAGATGTCGGAGAACGTCGACAAGTCGATCGCCGACATGGGCAAGCGGTTCGGTCCGCTGGCCCAACTGGCGGAGGACTCGGCGAAGCGCGCGCAGCGGGCGTTCGAGGACAGCTTCAGCGACATCCAGAAGATCGCGGCAAAGGCGATCGAGGCCCCCACCATCCGGGGCGGGGTCAACATCGGCGCGGCCGATGCGCGCGCGGCGGCCGAGAATGCCCAGCGACAGGCCACCGCAACCCGCCTGGTCGCCGAGGCGGCGGAGCGGGCGGCGGCCGGCGAGGGTGTCCTGACCGAGCGCACGCGCCTGTATGTGCAGGCGGCGCGGGCGGCAGCGCTGGAGGCCGAGCACCATGCGGTCGAGCTGGCGCGGGAAGCCGGCGCGCTGGAGCGGGTCGAGATCGAGCTCAACCAGGCCGGCGCGGGGGCGCAGTTGCTGGCGCTCCGGCAGCGCGGGGCGACGAACAGCACCGGCGCGCTGCGGGCGGCGATGCAGGGCGCGTCGTACCAGGTGCAGGATACCTTCACCCAGCTAAGCATGGGCGCGAACGTCCTGCAGGTGGTGGCGATCCAAGGCGGGCAGATGGCCGGTCAGTTCGCCAACATCGAGGGCAAGGCGGGCAACCTCGCACGTTTC